CAAAAAGCAGGAAAAGCGTTAGATAATACTGCCAAGTCCTCAGACAAATACAGCAAAGGCCAAAAAGGCGTAGCACAAGCTACTTCTAATAGCACTAAAGCATTCTCTAAAATGCAGGGTGGTATGAGTGGTATGGTAGGTGTTTATGCTGAAATTGCTTCTCGCGTTTTCGCATTAAGTGCAGCTTTTCAATTCTTAAAGTCTGCTAGTGACGTTACAAATCTTATAGCCGGTCAAGAAGCTTTAGGTTCAGTATCTGGCGTTGCCTATAAAACATTAACTCAAGGTTTAAAAGATGCTACTGACGGTCAGATTAGCTATCAAGCCGCCGCAAAAGCTGCCGCCATAGGTACTGCAGCAGGCCTTAGCCCAGATCAGCTAAATAGATTAGGTAAGGCAGCTAAAAACACATCCATCGCCCTAGGTAGAGATCTTGGAGACTCTTTCGACCGTCTTGTCAGAGGTGTAACAAAAGCAGAGCCAGAGCTACTTGATGAATTAGGTATTATCCTTCGACTGGAGACAGCAAAGAAAAACTATGCAGACAGTATTGGACTAGTAGCCTCAGAATTGAATCAGTTTCAACAGTCTCAAGCAGTGGTTAACGAAGTACTCCGCCAAGGCGAGGATAAGTTTGGCTCTATAGCAGATGAGATGGATGATAGCGCAGCTTCTCTCAATAGATTCTTGGTTAGTTTTGACACTTTACTGAATACCATAAAAATGGGTGTTACAGGAGCCTTACGGCCCGTTTTCGACTTTCTATCGGGTAATACTATTGCTCTAGCTGCCAGTTTAGCACTACTTGGTAAAAGCGTTCTTACAGCAATTTTACCTAATTTTAAAGACATGGGTGAAGCTTCTGCCGCTGCAATGAAAAAAGCAAATATGGGCGTAATCGAACATCAAGCACACTTAGAAAATGTACAAAGAAAGCTTAAAGCTACTACAAGTGCTATGGTAGCCCAGAGAGATGTAGCCACAGCTAACGCACAAGCGGCTTTCGGTAAAACAGTACCTACAACTACGAAGGGAGGTGGTGGTGCTTTAGATTTCTTAATGGGCTCTTCCGATACTAAGAAATCACAGGCGCAAGCAGATAAAGCTTTAAAAACTGCAGAAAGCCAGTTAAAGTCAAGCTTAACGAAAAGAACTGGTATGTTCAAGCATATGAATGCTCAACAGTTAGCAATAATGAGAGCTTCTTACGCACAAAGATCTCTACTTATAAAACAGGAAGAACTTGTACATAAAGGGGCTATGACGGGCATGACAGGCCACATAAAAGTATTGGGGGCCCAAGCTGGACTTACTTTTGCAGGCATGAGAGTCGCTCTGATAGGTTTTGGTGCTACGGCCGCAGCAGTTGGGATGACAATCATGACCTGGCTAGGCTGGATCGGAGTTATACTACTGATTGGCGCAGCTTTACATGCCCTTTACCAGAAACTCGTCCCTATATCAAAAGAACTAGAGAAAGCACAAAAAGCGGCTGACGGCTTTATTGCTACAGCGAAAACATTGAATGAAGAACTTGGGAGCATGGCAAGGGTGGCAGATAGGTCAGGTCTCGCCTTAAGTAAACTAGCTGTTCAAAGAGGCAATATGCTAACTCAGGCCAACTTTAAGACACGTATTGAGGAGCTCAGAGCAACTACGGAAGCTTTAAAGATAGATAATGACCTCACAATAGCGCAGGCAGAAGGTTTAGAAGAGACCGCGCGTATACTAGGAAACTCAGTAAACCCTGAATTCCTCAAATATGCTAAGCTACTAGAAGATAATAAAACACTCACAAAGGATGAGGCAATAGCCGTAATCAAACTAGCAGATAACTATTCAAATCTAGGACTTTCAGTTAGTGATCTTCCCTCAAAAATGAAGAAACTAAAAGATGAAGTTAATGCCTTAACGGATTCAACTAAAGTCTCCAACCCTTTACTCAATTTAGAACTTGCATTATCCTCTGCATACAAAACTAGTAAGGTAGGGCTTGACGCCTTTTCAACAGCTATTGCAGATAATGCAGCCGCTCTAAGTAAGCTAGAGAAAGAGGTAACAGACTTTGAAAGGAATCGTGCAGCGAAAGAAAAAGTACAAAAGAAAAGGGGTTCCAACAGTGAATATGGAGGCTACAATAGCTATGGTCAAGAGGATGCTGAAGTTACAGCGAAAGAAGACGCGATCATGGCGCTGGACGTCAGCGACGCGGTTCTGGAGAGCCTACAGAATAGGATTAAGCTAAACAAAGCTCGGTCCGTGTCAGACGCTGCAGAAAATAAGATAGCCATAGAAGACCACAAAGCTCTGGAAGCCGTGCAGAAACGAATTCAAGCAAACAGTAAGACTATAGTAGATAACAAAACGAAAGCTAATAAATTATTAGAAGATGAAGTTTTAAACGCTACAAGAGGTTTAACAGTTGCAGATAGGCTAGTAAACCTAGGACTAACTAAAAACAAGGTAGAAGCCAACTACTTAGACGCTGTAAACAAATCTATAATTGCAGCCGATATTCTCGCTGGGATAGAAAAGGACAAGTTGAAGTTAGGAGACGGTGTAAATGCTGCGGCGAATGCTCGTGATGCCGATACTGCTCTTAAGATAGCTAAACACCTGCTTGATGTGAAAAAAGAGGACATACGCTTAGGTACGGCAGCTCTACAGATAGAAGGGGATCTTCTAGCACTTAAACACGAAAGAATTCTAGCAGAAACGGAACTAGCCAGACTTACTAGAGAGCAGGCTATGGCAGCGTCAGGTGTTGACCAATATGGTTTCGAGAAAGCTAAATTAGAAAATGCGGGGAAGATTGCAGTTCTTCGCCAAAAGGAAATTATAGCGATAAATGCACAAACGGCTGCTGAAAGGGCCTTGCAAGGTGTTGGGAAAACAGACGAGACATATGCCAACCTCTTCGCAAAAAGTGAAGCAGCAAAGTCAGCTGTACTTTCAGCTCGTCAAGCACTTCATATAGCAAAAAATGCGGGAATAATGCAACAGAATGAGATGAGGGCTGAAGGGCAGATAACAAAATTCAAGTCTGAAAACTTTGCTTGGTCGAAGCAACAACAAGCAGTACAAGAACAAGTTTTAAAAGCCTTAGCAAAGGGTATAGATATTACTCCTGAGTGGCTTGAGACTACAAAAGAAATAGTAGCAGAAAACGCTAAATTAACTCGTGAGTATGAGATGCAAGCAACTATCAGAGATTCGATGAATGCTGGCCTGGCGGACGGTATAGCTGCTCTTATAAAAAATGAAGAAAAAAGCTTTAAAGACGCAATGCTCACACTCGCAGAAAGTGTATTAAGCGCAATCGCAGACAAACTAGCCGAACGGCTGGCAGAGAATATAATGGATGCGATCTTTGGAGCTGATACTACAGCCGCTAAAATTAAGATTGCTATGAATAAAGGCGCGGCAACAACCGCAAAAGCAATTACCAAATCTAGCCAGACCGGTGCAGAAGCTATGGGTAACGCGATTGAAACGGCTTGTAGAGTAGGAGCTGCTGAACTTGCTGCAAATCTTTGCACTCCAAAATGCCCAGGAGGAGGTGAAGAAGCAGGAGCTGCAGCTGCAGCTGTTGTTGGAGCAGTAAAGGCAGTGCTGAAAAACTCCGGAGCAACAACACATCCAGTTCCAGATACAGGAGAAGGTATAGAAACTAGTTGGCCACGTGAAGGGAATCCTGCTCCAGATAGTCCCCCAATGAATGGCCCTGAATTTATGCCTACAGCATCTACTGTGGCTAAAGACATTGAAACAGGTGTCTCAGCAGCTCTTGAAGAGGATGGAGGTTTTTTCGCTAACATTGCGGAAATACTCGACACGACAGTTGGTGCGGTCACAGGCTTATTCAAGTCAAAGGGTGCTGAGGACGCAAAGAAAGAAAAAGGATTCTTCCAAAATCTGTGGGATATGTTTATGAACTTAGGAAACTGGATTATAGGTTTATTTAAATCAAAAGAAGGCGAGGAAGGTGATGAAGGAGGACTAATGTCTATGCTTGGAGACATGGGTAAATGGGTAATGAATTTGTTCGGGGAAAAAGACAAAGCTGAGGGAGAAAGTGAGACTGGATTCTTTTCAAAACTGGGAAGCTTCTTTTCCGATTTTGGCTCTACTATAATGAACCTCTTTGCTCCTGGTTCCGGCGGTGGCGGCGGCGGCGGCGGCGGAGGTGATTTCCTTTCAACTGCTATTACCTGGATATCGAGTTTATTTGGAGCACCAGCTCCTGCGGCGAGAAACGGAGGTGTTATTAGCATGGGACAGAAAGTTCAGGGCTATGCAACCGGAGGAGTAGCAAGAGGGCCAGGAGCTGGGTACCCAGCACTACTACATGGAACAGAAGCAGTCGTACCCTTACCTAATGGTAAGTCTATACCTGTAGATATGCCTCAGAACGCAGGTCAGCAAAACAATAGTGTAGTTGTAAACATAAGTCAGGACGGTTCAGTAAGTACGTCAGATAGTTCTGGTCCTGATTTCGAGAGACTTGGTGCACATATAGCAAAAGCGGTTCAAAAAGAACTACAAACACAAAAAAGATCAGGAGGCATACTTAGCCCCTATGGAGTAGCATAATGGCATTGGGATTTACTGTAGGGGCAACAAATATATCCCCCGATAAACAACTTACTCGTAGCACCTCACCAAAAGTGAAGCTAGCTACGTTTGGAGATGGTTATGAGCAAAGATTAAGAGATGGTATCAATGGTTTATCAGAATCATATAACTTGTCTTTCAATAACCGCACAAAAAATGATATTGACGATATAGTAGCTTTTTTCGATACAAAACACGGTGTAGTACCTTTTAACTTTACAATTCCAGATTCGAATGGTTCTGGCTCGGAGACTACAATTACAGTAGTGTGTGATACTTACACACAAAAATACGACTATGATAATTTTTATAGTGCCACAGCAACTTTTAGAAGAGTATATGAATAATGAGTAATGTAATTGCATCAGATGTACAGGGGCAGTACATTGATAGCCCCCTTGTAACCCTTTTTGAACTAGAAATTAACGGCAGTTTCGTTTACTTTCATAGCGGAGTAGATACTTCTTTAGGAGATGTAAAGTTTATATCGTTAGATGGATCGACTATTAATACTTATGTACCTCTGCCTATAGAAATAGATAAAATGCAGATACAAGCAGACGGAGCGCAAAGTAGGCCAGAAATAACCATGGCCAACGTTACTACAGTATTTAAAGCTTCACTTAATGGTCTAAAGAACAAAGACTTAATCGGCAAGACTTTAATTCGTAGACAAACCCTTGCACGACACTTAGTAGGAGGAAATCCAGGTAGTTCCACAGGGCAGATACCTATTGAGTTCCCTACTCGACGATATATTATTGATAGAATTTCCGCAGAGACAGGTACTCATATATCTTTTGAGCTAGCGTCTCCTCTAGATCTCGAAGGCATAGATTTACCTCGTAGAAGAATAATAGGAAAATACTGTAGTTGGGCATATCAAGGTTTCTATTCTACACCTAGCTATGGAGGTTGTACTTGGAAGAAGGACAGTAAGTACTCACACGCAAATACGGCAGGGAATACAGCTAAGTTCAATCACTTTTATTTTACAGAAGACGACAATCCTATAATCCCTGCTACAAGTCCTGAAATTTATGCTACTTACTCTGCCTCGACAACTTATACTACTTCAAGTATTGTAATATATGATAGTGGTAAGACCTGGCTTAGCTTATATGATGATAACTTAAACTATACACCTTCAACCTCTTCAGCATACTGGAAAGAGTGCTATAGATATATTGATTGGGATGCTTCTACAACTTTTTCTGTTGGAGACTATGCAAAGCATGGCACTTCAGGGCAGGAAACTGTCTGGGTTTGTGTTGCTGAACATGTAAACCAAGCCCCAACAACAGTTACTGGAAGAATTTATTGGAGACGCGGAGATGTGTGCGGAAAAGCTCTAACTTCTTGTAAATCTAGATTTCAAGCAGTTCCTGCTAACAAAGATGTCGACGAATATGGCCCCTCTTCTAAATACAATACGGCACATACCTTACCTTTCGGAGCATTTCCTGCGAGTGGAAGCTACAGATGATAACACTTTTAGATCAAATCGAACAACATTTAAAAGAGTGGTACCCAAAAGAAGGTTGTGGAGTAATAGGAGTAGTAAGAGGAGAGTTAAAATGGTTTCCTTGCGACAATATAGCAGAGAAGGGAACTGAGTTTGTAATTGACTCAGGCCAGTACATTACTATATCACAAAAATGCGATATAGTAGGAATAGTTCATAGCCACCCAGATGCCTCCCCTGAACCTAGTAATTTTGATATAAAGTACTGCAATGCGTTAGGAATTCCTTATTACATTTTTAGTTATCCAGAGATGGATATGTTTAAATTAGACCCTATTCGTGAAACTAAATCTTTGGTCGGAAGAGACTATGAACTAGGAGTCAATGACTGCTTTTCTGCAATTACAGATTATTACAAGTCTAAAGATTTAACAATATTGAAACGTCCTTTCCACCTCCCTAAAGATCGTTGGTGGATAGACGGGGCTGATTATTTTACAGAGAACAATATAAACACTTGGGGCTTCAATAAAGTAGAAGGCCCTATGCAAGAGGGAGACTTGTTAATTTTTAAAGTAATGTCAGAAGTATCAAATCATTGTGGAGTATATATTGGAGAAGACCTTTTTTACCACCACGCAATAAATAGAATATCATGTAGAGAGAATCTTTTCCCTCAATGGAAGAAATATATAATTGGAGTATATCGTTATGATGCGTAAAGTTTACTTAGTTGGCGACTTAGCCGAAAAATTTGGAAGCAGTTTTAAAGTAGAAGCCTCTACTTATGTAGACGTTATTAAGTGTATGGAATCAAACCATCCAACGTTTAGAAGATACCTATTAGATGCAAACGAAAAAGGTATAGGCTTTACTTTTCAAACAGAAAATGATCCTCTCAAACTAGAAGAGGAGCTTCTACTTCCACTAAGGGAAGGAGATATTACTTTTGCAGCTATCCCCGCCGGATCAGGTGGCGATGTAGTTAAGGTTATAGCAGGCGCAATCTTAATATTCTACGCAGCCCCATTAGCCGGCATGGCCGGGCTCAGTGCAGGAGCAACAACTGCACTGACTACTGCAATTTCAACGCTCGGAACTAGTTTAGCTCTGCAAGGAATTGGAGGAATAATGGCTCCGGATCCCGCCACTGACGCAGGGACAGAAGACTACCTATTTGACGGTCAGGGACAAAATATTAAAGAGGGAGATCCAGTTCCTGTATTCTACGGAGAGTTAAGGATACCGGGTAGACCTATATCCATGGCAATGGATGCAGTTGATCAACCTATGTGGGGGGAAGCTACAAAGGCGGGAAGAACTCCTGGAGTAATAGATCTAGAAGGAAACAGGCTAGAGGGTACCTTTTATGGGTCTACTCAAGATATAACTGTTACAGATGTTATTGCAGAAGGCCCCATACACGGCCTAGTACATGGCTTATCTTCTATATTTTTGAATGATGATAGAATTCAACCCTTGGCGCAAGGGTCGCAACTAACATCGACAGGCCCAGCGCGAATCAGTTTAACAGCTGGTAGCTCTGTTATGACTAGTGTGGGCGGTGGAGATATTAAGTTTCCCGCTCCCCCAAACTTCATCAACATCTATGGTACGTTTTTCAAAAGTATCATAGTAAAGAAAGGGCTTGGAACAGCCACCGTTATCGCCACTGACGACCCTCTTAGCGAAAATAATTCTCGAAGCTATACTCTTACTGCATCAACAGCTTTTTTCAATGAACATATGATGCAGGACCAAATATCGGCATATGACGCTACTATTGATAAGCTGTCCGACGCATATAAACCGCCACCTTTTGATGCTATAACATTGACAGACTCAACTGGTCTTCAGGTCAAAGGTCGTCTTACTAAAATTTCTGCAAATGGATTAACTGCCACTTTTACAGGGGCCACAGACGGAATAGAAGCCGATCATGTAGTCTTGTCAGGAAGTTATTCTATAGAAGTAGATAAGATAATCTTAAATGTGTCCTTTAACGAAAACAATCTGAGCGTAGGTAGTATACGTGAATGGCCATCGGCCTTTGCCTATGCGAATTGGGCTGTTTATGCAGGCAGCGGGATAAGCAGTACACAAGAGTTTGCATTCGAGGTATGGGAAACTAAATTAACTACTGGGCAGTTAGATATCTGGAAAGGTAATCAAGAGAATTTTACCGGGACGTATGAAGGGCTATCGGCACAATTTAGGCGCGGTACTATTGATCAAGCGCCTTTCTCAGGCTTTGCAGGATCGGGGGTGCAATCTATACCAGGAGGTACTATCTCACCCACTGAGTTGAAACAAACCGCCGCGGCTCATGCCGAGATAGTGGCGGCAGGCGGAGATACGCACCCCGACGACACGGCGGACGCGGCAGGTATATTTGCTACGGAAATAATAGGAGTTTCTAGTACAGCAGGTTTTCGACTAAGTCTTGAGCAAGCACAGCAAGCTGACCAAGTTAAAATAAATATTGGATATCCAGGAAGTCTCTATAGCCAGAAAAAAGGAGAAGACAAACACGGAGAAGCGTCCGCACATTATAGGTTTTCAATAGCTATTCAAAAACCCGGAAATGCAACCTTTGACGACCCCATAGTAATACAGGGTATTAAATCTCATTTTGGGGATGGTGACGAAAATTGGGGTGGCACAAAAGATGCAGTACTTTTTGAAGAAGTTATATCTCTAGCACGATACAAGCCTTTTATTAACTTTAAAGTATTCGTAGAGAGGCTCAGCTCAGACGTACATGCGAGATATAAGGTACATAGCTCCACTGGCCCGTTAAATCTCAAACGTGGCGTGTGGATTCAAACAGCCGGATCTCAGATACAAGGAGTTACTACTATTATTAAAGAGCCTATGAGCTACCCTTACACTGCTTTAGGTCAAGTAAGTTTTAACTCCGAACAATTTAAGACCCTACCAACTCGTTCATATCACATGAAGGGTTTATTGGTTAAAGTCCCTTCCAACTATGTAACAAGAGACGAAAATGGAGGTATAGCTTCTTATACAAGAGATTCTAGTGATAATATCCAAACTACGTATCAAGACTGGGATGGAACCTTTAGAACTGCTAAAGTATACACTAATAACCCTGCTTGGGTCTTTTATGATATTCTTATTAATAATCGCTATGGTCTAGGGAGCTTTCTTGAAGAGACACTAATAGATAAATACTCTTTGTATAGAATAGCAAGATATTGCGACGAGCTTGTACCCGATGGATTCGGAGGAGAGGAGCCAAGATTCACGGCTAATCTACTACTCGCCAAATCAGCAGACTGCTACAAAGTTCTCAAGGATATGGCCACAACATTTAGAAGTATGATCTATTGGATGGATGGTCAAGTATATCCTGTGATAGATCAAGCAAAAGAACCTGTGTACAACTTTTCTAAAGGCAATATAATTGATGGTGCTTTTGTTTACGAAAGTACAGGAAGTAAAACTAGATATAATCAAATTGTTGTTTCCTGGAACAATCCAGACGCAAGTTACATGCTCGAAGCATTAATTGTAGAAGACAAGCGAGATATCATAGAGAATGCAAGAATTATAACCGAAGAAGCTGTCGCGTTTGGCTGTACTTCAGAAGGTCAAGCCAAGCGCTATGGCCGTTGGAAGCTTTGGACGGCAATTAATCAAACAGAAGTAGTCAGCTTTGCAACCTCTATTAATGCAGCTTTTTTAGCTCCGGGAGACATTATAAATGTTCAAGATGCAGATAGACATGCTGTACGTTTCAGTGGCAGAATAAGTGCAGCTGCTACGCCTACAACAACCAGTTTAATTCTTGACGGGCCCATCAACCTAATATCTAATCGTAGCTATGAACTAAGTGTTTTAATTGCGGAGCCAGGAGCCTTTTTAGCTCAAACTAGTGCTGTAATAGGTAGTGTGACTTATAGCAGAGGAGATTTAATACCTACGATTACTACAGAAACTGCTGCTAGTAATCTAGTAGATGACAGTTCTAATTCTGTTGAAGTAACTTGGTCAGAATATACTCGGGTAGAGAAAGCCGCTATTAGTAATACAGTGCCTGACTCAAATGTCAATGCTATAACCATTGCTAGTGCGAATGCCTTTACAGAAGCGCCCACAGTGGGTGCTATCTGGGTTATTACTGAAAAAGATGCTAATGGTAATGCTTTTGAGGGATCACCTAAAGAATACAAAATTCTAAGTATATCTCAGTCCAGTGAAACTGACCAAAATATAACCGCAGTCGAACATTATAATGAAAAATTCGATTCAATAGAGAATAACTTTGTAGCGTATCACGAGGAAGTTTTAATCCCTTCTATAAGGGCTACAGATGTTGTTCCGCCACCTCTTGATCTTCAAGCGACCTTTTTACCTGCAACCTCAGCGGAAGGACAGAATTTTAAAATATCGTGGACACACCCTGCTGCTCTAAATGCCTCTGCCGGTACTTACTATGAATATTTAGCAGGTTATGAAATCGTACATAATATCACTAGCTTACAAACTCCTTTAAGAGTGCCTGCAGGCGTCAATTCGATAGTGGCCAAGGACACTCCTGAAGGCGAGTATATAGTTAAAGTGCGTACGGTAAACACTTTGGACAATAGATCTACAAGTAAAGTAGCCACAATAACCATAGGTGATGTTAAGGCTTTATCAGGTCTTCAGTACCCACTAGGAATCCCTGTTGGAGGCACTAGTAATGTAGGTATGAGCATAGACGCATCAGGTAAATTTAGTTTAGGCACTACGAAGCCCGGAGTTAAAGGTAGCTATATAATAATTCCTCAGAGTACTGATGGTACTATTTTTAAAGGTACCAGCGTTAACCCTGAGACTATGTATGAACAGGATTGCTCAGGTTTAGCTAACATACCGGCTGGGCCCGCTACTCCTTCATTCAACGCCAATCATCATTATATTCTAATGGATGCGTCTTCTGTGAGTGATCGTTTAAAACTAATTAAATACGATAACACAACTTATGCTCATCCTTACTGGTATGATGCGGGTAATGGTAGTGATACTTCAGGACTAATAACTTTAACAGGTACGATTACTAAAGCAGCTAGTTCGAATCTTATTGTAGGCACAGGAACAAGTTTTAGCACTGAATGTAAGGTAGGAGAGGTGTTTAAAGCAACAAATCATAATGATTTATATAGAATTGTCGGTATTGATAGTAATACCTCAATGGTAGTGGATAAGTCTGTAGCTACTGCCTATGCCTCACAATCATTTCAGACAACAAATATATTTATAGATACCGAAGAAGATATAATAGTAGCAAAAGTATT